AGTAAATGTTAGAAGATTATTAATTACACTTAAAGGATTCATTTCTCAAATTTCTGATAATTTAGTATTTGAACAAAATTCAGCAGCTACAAGAAACACATTCTTAAGCCAAGTAAACCCATATTTAGAGTCAGTACAACAAAGACAAGGTTTATATTCGTTTAAAGTGGTAATGGATGATACAAATAATACAGCAGATGTAATTGATAGAAATCAATTAATAGGTGCTATTTATTTACAACCAACTAAAACAGCTGAGTATATTTACCTAGATTTCAACATCTTACCAACTGGAGCTACATTTCCATCGTAAGAGTTAAAACCTATAATATTTATAAATAGAATAAAAAATAAAAAAAAATAAAATGGCAGTATTAGATCCAAACGAAATATTTTTCACCGCATTTGAGCCTAAACAAAAGAATAGGTTTATCATGTATGTAGATGGAATTCCATCATACATGATAAAAGAAGTAGGTGATATTAAAATCACTCAATCTGAAGTTACCTTAAACCATATTAACGTTCAACGTAAAGTTAAAGGAAAATCAACATGGGATAATGTATCAATGAAACTTTATGACCCAATAACACCTTCAGGAGCACAAGCTACTATGGAGTGGGTAAGATTACACCATGAGTCAGTTACAGGTAGAGATGGTTACTCTGATTTTTATAAAAAAGATGTAACAATCAATGTATTAGGTCCTGTAGGAGACGTAGTTTCAGAGTGGATTCTAAAAGGAGCATTTATTGTGGATGCTACCTTCGACGGATTTAACTGGGATGATGATGGAACAGCACAAAACATAAGCTTAACATTAGCTATGGATTACGCTGTATTGAACTTCTAATAACAAAACTGTCAAATATTTTAAAGGAGAGCTTGGGAAACCGAGCTCTCTTTTGTATGTTACATATGTATACGAGTAATAAAGTTATAACTAAATAAAAACTATGAGCGAATTTAAATTCCCAACTGAAGAAGTTGAATTACCATCTAAAGGGTTAATCTACCCTGAAGAAAATCCTCTATCAAGTGGTAAGGTAGAAGTAAAATATATGACAGCTAAGGAAGAAGATATTCTTTCTAATCAATCATTTATCCAAAAAGGTGTAGTATTAGATAAACTCCTAAAATCAGTAATAGTTAATAAAGACATTGACATCAACACATTGATAGTAGGTGATAAAAATGCACTATTAATTGCTACTCGAGTTTTAGGGTATGGTAAAGATTACAATGTTAATGTTAAAGGAGTAGATTACACTATAGACATGACAACTTTAGAGAATAAAGAAATTGATGAGTCTAAATTCAAACGTGGTGAAAATAACTTCACATTCACTACCCCTTCTACAGGAACCATCTTAACCTATCAACTAGCTACAGGTAAAGTAGAAAAAAATATAGAGAAAGAATTAATTGGTCTTAAAAAGATTAATAAAGAAAATTCACCTGAATTAACTACTAGATTAAAATACCTAATCACCTCAGTAGATGGAGATAGTGAACCAAAATCAATTAGAGAATTTGTAGATAATAGGTTCTTAGCAAGAGACTCAAGATCCTTTAGAGAACACATCTCTTCTACCCAACCTGATGTAAACTTATCCTATATATTGGATAATGGAGAGGAGGTTACGATTCCAATTGGGATCAACTTTTTTTGGCCTGACTACAACTAATGCTCCTCAAGTCAGAATAAATCTTTTTAATACTATCCACCAAATAGTCTTTCATGGTAAAGGTGGATATGATTTCAATACTATATATAACATGCCTCTATGGTTAAGGGGATACACATATAATGAAATCAAAAAGTTTTATGATGGTGAGAAAAAAGCATCTGAAAATGCTACTAAAGGTCAAAATGGTTCTAAAACCCTAGTTGACTCTGATGGTAAAGTAAACACTCCTGATTTTATATCCGCGAGTAAGGCATATAAGGGTAAAAAAAGCACTAAATAGTAATATTTATAATAAAACACCTCTATGGCGAGCGAACAAGAGAAAAGAGCAATATCGTTAAAAGAGTTAATAGCGGAACAAAACCGCTTATTAACCTCACAACTTCAGATAGAAAACGATCGTCTCCAAACAAATAAAGACGATCTTGCTACTCAACAGGATATTTCTAACATTATTAAAGATCAATCCCAATCTCTAAAATTTCAAAAAGCAGAAAAATCTGCTATTTTAAGGTCTACTAATTCTATCGCTAAAATACAAGAACAACTTTCAGTATTAGATCGAAAGGAATTAGGTTCTAAAAAACTATCACTTAAGTTATCAAACGATATAGCAAAAGTAAATAAAGATGTACGTTTACTTCAAATAACTAAGAATAAGATTTTAAAAGATCAACAAGGATTAACTATAAAACAGGTTGAGGTTAATTATGATTTAGCATCTTCCATTGATGAACAAATCGAAAAAGCTCTTAACCTTAAATCAACACTTGAAGAAACATCCATTACTACAGATAAACTTAGTTCAAACTTTGGGTCTAAAACATTTGGATTTCTTGATGATTTATCTTCAAAAATACCTGGACTAAGTTCTATAAGTAAACCTCTTGAAACTGCTGCTGATGCCTCTAGAAATATGGCTTCTGGAATTGAAAGTGCAGCAATGAGTGGTGGTAAAGGATTAACTAAAGAGAGAATAAAACAATTAGGATTAGAAAAAGAATTAGAAAACCTCTCAGGTGCCGCCGCTGCTTCAAAACTTAAGGGAATGTCTTCAATGAGAAAAGGTATGCTTTCTCTTACATCTGGGTTTAAAGCATTAGGACCTACATTAGCTACTACTTTTGGTCCTATTGCTCTAATTGCCAAATTGGTTAGTGTTATTAAGGATAGTGATAAAGCCACATCTGAAATGGCTAAGAGTATGAATATGAGTTACTCAGACGCCTTACAGATGAGGTCTGAGCTAACAAATGCTGCGGCATCTTCCGGAAGTTTATTTGTTAATACTAAGGGAATGCAAGAGTCTTTAATGGCTATAAATTCTTCCCTAGGTACTAATGTGATGTTAAGTGGTGAAATGCTCACTCAGATGACTGAAATGAGAGAAATGGCCGGCTTTACTAATGAAGAATTACAAGGTATAGCTGCAATATCTCTAACTACAGGGGCATCAATGAATGATGTTACAGGTGAGTTTATGGCTCAAGCTAAATTAGCATCTATACAAAATGGTGTTTTATTAAATGAAAAAGATTTATTAAAAGGTATTAAAGATGTATCTGCAGCTACTACCTTATCTTTAGGTAAAAACCCAGAATTAATAGGTAAAGCAGTAGCAACTGCAAAATCCTTAGGGATGGAATTAAGTAAAGTAGATGCTATAGCTGAAAGTTTACTTTCTTTTGAATCATCAATTGGTGCAGAATTAGAAGCAGAATTATTAATAGGTAAACAACTTAATTTAGAAAAAGCTAGACAAGCATCCCTAAATAACGATTTAGCTACCGTGGCGGAAGAAATAGCCAAACAAGCAGGCTCAACAGCTGAATTCGGTAAAATGAATCGAATCGAACAAGAAGCACTCGCTAAAGCTGTTGGAATGAATAGAGAAGAATTAGCATCTTCTTTATTTTTAAGAGAACAACTTCAAGGTTTAACGGGTGATGCTGCTAAACAAGCTGAAGCTGATTATCAAAGAAGGGTAGATATATTAGGAGTTACAGGTGCTCAAAGAGAATTAGAAGAAAAAGGAGTAGATGGTTTAAGGAATCAGGTAGGAATGGCTGATAAATTAGGAGCCGTAATGTCAAAATTAGAAGAAATTTTTGTAGTTGTAGGTCAAGCTCTAATGCCTATATTTGATATATTTGTTTCAATATTTGATATTGTAGGCCCTATAATGAAATTATTAAACCCTTTCATCCAATTTGCTGCAACCGGATTCTCAGCTATTGCTGATGTTTTAAGTTTAGATTTTGGTTTTACAAAAACAATAGCTTCAATTAAAAGAACAGAGGATGCATCTCAAGCTGTATTTGGTACAAGTTTAGACATATATGGTAGATACGGAGCTGGTGGGAAGAAGACTGGTGATATGAATTCACCTGCAAATGGTAAAACCATGGTATCCACCAAAGAAGGTGGATTATTTGAGTTATCACCAAATGATGATTTAGTAGCATTCCCAGGTGCCTCTAAAATGGCAAATAATACGTCAAGTGGTGGTATAAATATAGAACCATTAGTTACTCGAATGGCTGCTGTAGAAAATGTATTAATTCAAATCTTACAGAAAGAAACAGGCATCTATTTAGATTCAAATAAAATAGGAAAAACAATGCAACTATCAAACTCCAGAATGGGTTAATATTTATAATAAACAATTAAATTTTAAAACTATGTCATTAATAAACAAATTAGAAGTAGGAGGCTCTCCTCTGTCAGTAGGTAACGGAGCAACTCCATCTATTCCAAACTTTGCAGGCTCAACATTACATGATACTTACTCTATCAATAATATTCCAATTATGCCTACAATGCCTGCACCTTCACAATTAGATTTAAATGGTGCTGTGCCAGACTACAATTATAGAGACAACGCACCAGAAGGAACTTCATTTTAAAACATGCCTTTAATAAACCTAAAAACCGATTTAAAGTCCCTTAAATTTGGTGTAGGTACAGCCTCTGACAGACCTGGAGGTGGTTTTAGTAACCAACCCTACATCATAAAGGACATACCATCCGATAGCTCTGATCCCTCTAATGTATTTAATACAGGAGGAACAGATTCACTATTACGTGGTGGTTTGATGGCTCCTATTAAGGCTGTAAATGATGTAAGTCGATTAACACAAATGTTTTTCGACACAAGATCACCTAATGGTTTATTATTTACGGCAAAACAAAATTTACTATCAAGAACTTCTGTTAAAACAGAAGCTTCTATAGGTCCTGGAACTGCTGGAGGTACTGTTAATCAAGGTGTATACTTACCTACTTCAACTATAGCACAAGCAGGTGTTGGATTTTTAGGAGCCCATGGGAATCTATTAGGATTAAACCCCCTATCCCCGGGTGGAAATAATCCTAGCTTATCAGATCAAATCTCAAATGCTGGGTTAGTTAAATATGAAAGTGTTATTACTGATCAAGGTGATGATTTTGAGGAAAAAAATAGGTTAGTAAGTTTATTTAATGCTATAGAAACTAACACCACCCCTTTCCCTATAAATGGAACTACACTAAATGCTAATGCTGGTACTTCTATTATGCAATATAGTGGTGGACCAGGATCTATTTTAGGTATTGGTAAGACTAACATCCCCTTTTCTAGTGAACGAACCATGGGTAATCTTGGTCGAAGTGAAAGTGAGATAACCCCACCTACCCCACTCGAACCTAATGGGTTTATAAAAACCCACACTATCCAACACAGCAGACCCTCAGGGTATAAAGTTGGCTATACAGATGCCAAAGCAATAGATCAAAGAATTAATAGAGGTGATCCTGGTAAAAGAAATGATAATGTTAGTTATACTATAGGCAATAACGAAGCTTTAGACAAAATAAATACCTCAGACATAACTAAAGGAAGCCCAACCCCTACTGACTTAGATGTTAGAAATGACTTAGTTAAATTTAGTATAGGTATATTAAATAATGATGGAAATGGGAATTCTAGATATATGCATTTCAGATCATTTATTGATTCATTTGATGATTCTTACTCTGCGGATTGGGGAGAAACCCAATATGTTGGTAGAGGTGATAAGTTTTACAACTATAAAGGATTTAATAGACAAATAAATATGGGTTGGACAACTTACGCTCAATCTAAACAGGAATTAATACCTATGTATAAAAAATTAAACTTCTTAGCATCAAGTTTAGCTCCTGACTACTCAAGTGGTGGGTTTATGAGAGGTAATTTAGCACGTCTAACAGTTGGTGGATACCTTTATAACCAACTTGGAATTATAAAATCTATTACGTATACTATACCACAAGAATCAACTTGGGAAATTGGTATAGATGATAATGGAGATTTCGACCCAACAGTGAAAGAACTTGCGCATATGATTAAAGTAACAGGGTTTACCTTTATACCAATAGAAGATCAACTCCCTCAGTTAGAGTCAAAATTTATAGCATTAAGTAATGGTAGTACTGATCTTTATTAATAAAAAATAAATCATGAGAAGATACGGAGGCATAAGAGAAATAAGAAATACAAATGAGAATGCCGGTCCTCTGCTTACTCAATATTATAAAACAGTTTTATACCCTGAAATACCAGACAATCCTGATGACATTTGGGTTATTACTGATTTTGGTGATAGATTAGATTTACTAGCAAATCAATTTTATGGAGATGTAACTCTATATTGGATTATAGCTACAGCAAACCCTAATTATGTAAATTTCGGTTCTTTATTTATTAATGAAGGAACACAAATAAGAATACCTGTTGATATTAACGGGATTTTAAGCAGTTATAACAATTTAAATGGAATATAGATGGCTATCATTGGTAAATCTTTTCAAGACTATGTAACAAAACAAATTAATCTACGCCAAAAGTCCTTAGGTGAAGGTTTTGGGAGTACAAACAATCCCCGTAAAGTAAAAACCCTAAACGTATATAACTCCTCCACTCCCTTCATGCGTTTATCAAGCGCTGTTTCAATTACAAAAGGAGACGAAAACCTCCCAGGTGATTCAGTATATAAACAAATTAAAAATAGTGGTTTATTTGATGGTATAGGAGAAAATAGTTGGAAGGGAACAGAATTAGCTAAAAATTTTGTATTACAAGGTGCCCCTAATAATTCAAGGGGAAATGGTAATCCTAGTGGGGTTAATTCACCTGGTAAGAAAAATTTAGAGGTAGCTTATGGGTGGGGTTATGGTGCAAGTCAAATTAACTCCGAACAAGGTTATGTACCACCCCCAGGTGTAACTAATATTGATTTTGAATATAAGAATGATGGTGCTTTAGCATTTGCAACTGTTTCTATTAAAGCATTTAGTGCAACACAATTTTCAATGATTGATATTCTTTACATGAGACCAGGTTATACTTGCCTCTTGGAATTCGGTCATTCTATGTATTATAAGAATACAAAACCCAACCTTGAACCTGAATTAGTAAGTTTAGATACTTCTATGACTGCCCCCTTTGAATATTTATTTAGAAATAGGGATATAACAAAATCCCCTTCTGAAACTATAACCCCTGATGATTTTGTAGGCCCTGTTGAAAATGATTCTAGATATAACCAACCAGATCCTCCTCCAACTGCCACATACACTGAAATGGCTAAAATTATTCAAAATGAAAAGAAAAAACATGATGGTAATTATGAAGGATTTTTTGGTAAAATATCAAAATTTAACTGGAAATTTAATATGGATGGTAGTTATGATATAACTGTAAAACTAACAGGGTTAGGTGATGTTATATCTTCTTTAAAGACTAACCTCCCAAAAATAACTTCTACCCCAACAACCTTTGACTCTAATTTTTCCCTATCAACCACAACAACCTCAGATTTACCAAAAGAAAAAAACCAACCTCTTATAATTAGTGATGCTCAAGCTACTCAATTAAATTTTGAATTATACGCTATATTTAAAGATAATACCCTTACTTCTAATTCTTAAGTTATGTTCGATTATAATTCACAAATAACATATAATTCCTTTAAAGAATCAACAACATCCACTAAACTTCAAAGTTTTGATTTCCCCTTAGTGAATATCCCAATAGGAGGTAAACTTAAAAATTTTACAGTTAGTAGCGGAATAATAACAATTATACCCACTCAGAAGGATAATTCATCCCCATCCCAATCAACTCTAATAAAATTTGGGGCTTTTTTAGCAATGCTTCAAAAGATATGTAATATAACAGATGGGGGATCAAATTCTCTTTTACAATTTGAGATGGTTGATGATATAAGCATAAGAACTCTCCAAACCGTAAACGACGATACCTTTATAGTAACCTATCCTGGTAATTATTCCTCAAACCCTAACAAATGTTTAATAAAATATTCGGGTTATGATTCTAACTTAGTCCCTGAAACAATCACTCCACTCCCCACAGATTTACCTTTAAATAAAATCTTATCAAGGACTTCTAGTGAAGGAGAAAAGAATACTTTATCTGAATTACCAAACCCATCATTAGCTATGAGGTTAAGTGATGTTTATATTAATATTAACTTTATAGCTGAAGTAATATCAAATTTAAGAGGAGCAGATGGGGAAGCCGGTAATGAATTAGATATTTCAATTATTGATTTACTTAAAGGTATCTTATCTGGGGTTAATACTAGTTTAGGAGGGTTAAATAATTTTAGAATAATATACTCAGAAGTTACCTCCCAAATCCAAATAATCTCAGAAAGTCCAATTTTAGGTCAAAAAGAGAACATTGAGGATTCCTCTACTGAGAGAGCAACAATAAATACTTTTGGTTTTAACACCACCCCTAACCTAACTGAAGGTTCATTTGTAACATCTATGGATTTGAATTCTGAATTAACAGATAAAATGGCAACTCAAATATCAGTAGGTGCTCAAAATGATGGTAATACTCTTAATAGTAATGCAACATCATTTTCTTCATATAGTAAAGGATTAATAGATAAACTTTTTGAGAAAAAAGAACCTTCCCTCAAAAATGGTGTGATAACATCTGAAATGAAGGAGGATATTGATAGATTTAATACAAAGGGTAGAATATTTTCACAGGAAATATTAGAGAGTGAAGTTTTCAATTCACTCAATAATTTACCCAAAACCCCACTCCAACCTAAATCCACTAAAGACAAAATAGGCGAGGTTCTTATGGATGTAGAAGAGAAAACTTTTTTCGAAGTGTATGAAGATTTACAATTTAGTAATGATTACATTCCAACCCTAGAGAATTTAGTAACAAATGTCTCTCCTTTAATAATAGGTGGTTATGTTCAAAATTCAAACTCCCCATCTCCTTTTTTCCTCCCATTTAATATGAGTTTAGAAATGTTTGGGTTAGGAGGTATAAGAATTTTTGACACCTTTTCTATAAATGGGAAAGGTTTACCTGTAAGTTATAACCCATCTAATATACAATTAATTATAAAAAGTTTATCCCACACCATATCACTTGAGGGTTGGAAAACAAAAATAGAAACCCTTTCCCAACCTGTATTTGATGTAGAACCTACTATAATACCATCACCTCCTCCCAATTCCCAATCTAACAATGTGTCGAATGGTGAAAATTGTATAATATTGTATGGTGCAGAAACTTACTCCCCAACAGCTGGAAACATTAAAAATGCTGAACTTGCTCTCTGGAAATATAATGGTAATGATCCACTTGGTGGTTATAGTTTCCAAGGTAAACCATTAAAGTCATTCTCTAAAATGATGACATCTGGTGATGGTGCTAAATTACCAACAGCAGGATATGGAATAGCTTATAAATTAGGTGAGGTTATACAAAAAATAGGTAATGCCTCAACTGCAGAAAACCTCACGGGTCTCACTATAAATAGTCACTACAGATCACCAGTTCATAACTGCAAAGTAAATGGTGCATCAGATTCCCTCCACAAAACAGGTGCAGCTGTAGATATAGGAACTAGTGATCCTGAGAAATTAAGAACAATAATCCTAGATTTAATAGCTAAAAAAGAAATACCTCAAGGGGGTGTTGGTTGGTATAAATCATTTATACACTACGATATGAGAGGATTTAAAGCAAGGTGGGATTTCCGAAATAAATAATTAGACATGGCTTATATACCTTTAAATAAAATAAAAACCAACCTCTACACAGATGGATCTAAATATAAAATTACTTCCACGGGGGTGGTATACACTGGTTTTTATTGGGAAAAATACACAGGGGAAAAATACACAGGTAAGACTCCAAATTCCCCATCCCAACAAGAATTATCTATAATTAGTCCTGAAAATAATAATAATTTTACTCCTAACAATAGCTTTTCATCCCTCTACATTGACGATGTCCCACACCCAGAAGTTTCAGATTATTTAGACATAACAGGAATTGATTATACAACTTTAACAAAAAAACTCCCTTCCCAACAATATCCTAAACCAACAGAGGATGATTATAAGTTAGGAGTATTTACAAGGTATTTTACTGTTAAACACAATCAAAGCACTTACTTGGAAGTAGATAAAGACACATTTGATAGTTTAAATGCACAAAAGACAGATTGGAATTGGCAGCCTTACCTACCATTCTCCATTCCTTGGACTTTAATAGGAGAAGAAAAAGTAGTAAATCAAACTAATAAGGAAATAGTTTTTCTTCAAGAAAAAAGAAATAAAAAATTAGGTTTAAGAGAATTTTTAAGGTTTAATTATTTAAAATTCTACCAAACCAATTTGGAGTCCTAAGATTTAAATCGTATATTAACCTAAATTAAAGGTTATGTACTGGTTAATAGAAACTCAACAACAATTAAAAGAATTAGAAGATAGTAACTTCGAAGAGGCCTTCGTTGAAATAATACCATACTCTAACACAATCCACCCTGTTGAAAATTCAATTAGTTCATTTTACATACGCCCGTTAAAATCAACAAAGGGTTACATCACATCGATTGACCATAGTGAGGCGTTGTCACTTAATGTAGACGATGTAAAACACGTATTAAACAAATTTAAACGCATATATGTTAGGGATAAAAAGGAATTCTTACACTATTTAATTCTTAAAGAGCTTTATGACATAACACTAACCCAACCTACATATATACGAGAATTTACACAAACACACTCACACTTCTACTCCAAATATCCCTCTAAAAAAGACATAAACCGCATTATTCCGATTGTCAAACACTATGAGTATTGTGAGAAGATTTTTAACGACTTAAAAGAAAGAATAAACCAACCCATCAATGAATTTACAAATAGAAAATCCTCAGTGGTCTTCAACGCCATTGAAAGAAGTGGCTTACGAATTAATAGAGAAGAATTCCAATCGCACTTTCACGATGTCGATGGAGACTACACCTACACGCAATTCAACTTTAAAACCCTTACCGGAAGACCCTCAAACACGTTTAGAGGTGTAAATTACTCCGCACTTAATAAAGAAAACGGAGAGAGAAAAGCAATCATCCCAAGGAATGACTTATTATTTGAAGTAGATATTAGTGCTTATCATCCTACCCTTTTGGCTAATTTGGTTGGCTATGACTTTGGCGATAAAGACATACACCTTGCATTTAGCGAAATGTATGGAGTTGACTATAAAAAAGCTAAGGAGCTAACATTCAAACAAATGTATGGAGGAGTCTTCAAACAATATAAAGATTTAGAATTCTTCAAGCTAATGCAAGTATATACTGATGAGTTGTGGGCACGATGGGAAGCGGAGGGTTATGTTGAGTGTACTATTTCAAAACACATATATAAGAAGGAGGATGTGTCGGATATGAAGCCTCAAAAACTACTGAATTATATTTTACAAAATTTAGAGACGTCGACGAATGTTTTAATTATGTGGGAAATGTTTCAGCTATTGAGGGGTAAAAATACTAAGTTAATTTTGTATACTTTCGATTCATTTACATTTGATGTGGATAGGAGTGAGAAGGATACTATGAAGGAAATACTAGCAATATTTAAGAAGTATAAGTTAAATATTAAGTGTGTTAATGGTCCAGATTATGATAGTATGAAGTAGAACTATCGCAGGAGATTTGGTTACCGTAAAAACCATTCGTATATTCACGGGGTAATAAGGGGCGCGAGGTCGAATATTACATGAATTAAATAAATAAAGGTTATATGTTAAAGAATTTAAAAAGTAAAATGTTAACTTACCTATTCCAAGAATGGGTTAACAATGAAACAGATGTTGAATTATTAATAGAAACTCAACAGGTGATTAATCAGAGAAAAGAAATAATTACAGGTCCTACACAAGTTATAGGATTCAAAACTTACACTGATGTAAATAAAATAAAATAAAAAAGATGAAAAAATACTTTAAATGGCTCAAAGCCAATACTAAAATTAAAAGAGCAAGCTTTAAGATATTTTGGGCTATAAT